TTAATCAATATTATGGCTAGTATTGCTGAATTAATTGACTCTACGATCTATAAACTTAAATATTTGAGGTAATCATGCCATTAGTCAAATCAGCATCTAAAGCCGCAATTGGTAAAAACATTGCTAAAGAGGAGGCAAGTGGCAAGAAACCCAAACAGGCTATTGCTATTGCATTAAGCGTACAGCGTGAAGCCGCCAAAGGTAAGCGCAAAGCTGTCTTAGAAACAGCTTACAACAAATACATGAAGTAATATGGCTCGCAGCGATCAAATTCGTGCAGCAATGGAAAAGCACGATAAACCCATAGCCCATAAGACTACTGGTAAGGGTAAGACTTATAACCCTACAGACAAGGGTGCAGGAATGACCGCCAAAGGTCGTGCCGAATATAACGCTAAGAACGGTAGTCATTTAAAAGCACCACAAGCTAGTGGCAGTAGACATGATAGCTTCTGTGCAAGAATGAAAGGTGTTGTAGCTCATGCTAAAGGCCCTGCTGAAAGAGCCAAAGCCTCACTAAAGAACTGGAACTGCTAATGAAAAACGGACTTTATGCCAATATTCACCGTAAACAGGAACGGATCAAGAACGGTTCTGGTGAGCATATGAACAAGGTTGGTAGCAAAAATGCGCCCACGGCTGAAGATTTTAAACAATCTGCTAAAACAGCTAAACCTGCTAAATCACGCAGAAAGCATATAGAAGATGCCATGAAAGATATGTAATGGAACATATAAAGCGTACATTCAAAAAGAAAGACTCTTTACTAAGAGAACATAAGCCTACTACTCTAGAAAAGAATGAGAAGAAGCGTATGGGTAGAAAAGAGATGCTTTTGAAGGCAATGAACAAGCTAACTGAGCCAGACATTACCTGATATAATAAAAGCCTTATATATCAAACACTTGAGAATATATGGAATCTAAAGTAGAAAACAGTAGAAAAAAGACAGGCGGCAGAGCAGCAGGAACGCCTAATAAGGCTACTCAAGAGGCTAGAGAAGCGATTAAAGCCTTACTTGATGCCAACATACCTTATATTCAATCGTGGCTTACAAGCACCGCAGAAGGCATCTATGACGATGACTCTCAAAAGTGGTTAGTTCAACCTAATCCTGCTAAAGCTTGTGAGATAGTACAGAACTTAGTTGAATATTCTGTACCTAAATTAGCTAGAACTGAATTGGTCGGTGATAAACAAGCCCCTCAAAGAATGGTAATTAGTTGGAAGAAGTAGACATTGAGATTGACTACAAGCCAAGGGATGTATTCCTAGACTTCCATGATAAAGAACAACGCTGGGCTGTCATTGTTGCCCATAGACGCTGTGGCAAAACTGTTGCTTGTATTAACGAAATCATCTATAAAGCGCTAACAGAGAATAAAGAAAACGCTATTTATGCGTATATAGCACCGTACTATAGTCAAGCTAAGACTATTGCTTGGGACTATTTAATGCGCTTTACTGAACCAGTAAGGGCAAAACACAATATTGCAGAACTATGGGTAGAGCTAATAACAGGCGCAAAAATTAGGCTATTTGGCGCTGATAACCCAGATAATTTGCGTGGTTTGGGCTTGTGCGGAGTAGTGCTTGACGAATACGCTGATATGAAGCCAAGTCTTTGGGGGTCTGTGATTAGACCATTGCTTACTGATAGAAATGGTTGGGCTATATTTATCGGCACTCCTAAAGGCCACAATGGGTTCTTTGATATCTATAATCATGCTTTGCAAGACAAAGATTGGTATGCCAAAGTCCTAAGGGCTAGTCAAACAGGCATTATTCCTGACAATGAATTAAAAGATGCTGCCAAGATGATGACAGGTGGTCAATACAGGGCTGAGTTTGAGTGTGACTTTGAGTCTGAAATCCAAGGGGCTATCTACGGTGTAGAAATGCGTATATTGCAGGACATGGGCCATATCACTCAGGTTGAGCATGATCCTATGTTTCCTACATTTACAGCCTGGGACTTAGGTTACTCAGACGATACAGCGATCTGGTGGTTTCAAGTCGTGCATGGCGAGATCAGGGTTTTAGACTATCACTCAAGCAATGGGCAAACCATTCCGTATTACACAGGACTAATCAAAGCTAAAGAACAAGAGTTTGGATACACATATGGCACTCATTATTTGCCACATGATGCTAGAGCTAAAACATTAGCTAGTGGAGGAAAGTCCATAATTGAGCAACTTTCTGTTAAAATTCCGTTAGAATTGATGAAAATTGTGCCAAATTTGTCACTTCAAGACGGAATACAAGCAAGTCGCATGGCTTTAAAAAGGTCTTGGTTTGATGCAGAAAGGTGTTTAGATGGGATCGAGTGCTTACGACAGTATCAGCGAGAATATGATGAAGATCGCAAAGTATTTAGAGATAAACCTCGTCATGACTGGACAAGCCACGGATGCGATGCTTACCGCATGGCTTCGATTGCTTGGCATGAAGAAGAAAAAATAATGACTAAAGATGATCCTATTCGTGGGTTACTCGTTGGTCAAACTGATGTCACATTGAATGAAATGTGGAAAATTAAACCTCAAACCTCTACAGGGAGAATCTAATGTCTGGAGTACAACTACCTTTTGGCACTACTTATGAAACAGTAGCTGCTAGTCAAACCGCACAAGTCTTAGGACAATCAGGTGCTGTTGGCGATACGATTATTCGCTTAATCATTACCGTTAATACTGCATTAACTTCAACCGTTACTATTATTGATGGCTCTACATCTATTGCTCTTATGCCAGCCACTACAGTTGTTGGTATTTACAGCATTGATTTAGGAGTTCAGTCTGTATCTGGCCCATGGAAAGTAACAACTGGCGCTGGTGCAACAGTCGTAGCAGTAGGCAATTTCTCATAAAGGCTTGATATGGCTGAGTTAAAAGGTGAAGTTAATCATTCCTACGAGGATTGGTATAACACCATTGGTGCTTATGAACGCACCTATAAGCGTTGGGAAAGCAGAGTCGATAAGATCGTTAAACGATATAAAGACGATACCCGTTACCAAAACAACCCAAATGCTCGGTTTAATATCCTTTGGTCTAATGTTCAAACCATTACGCCAGCGATCTTTGCTAGACTGCCAAGACCTGATGTAAGCCGTAGATTTAGAGATAACGACCCAATTGGTCGTGTAGCTTCAATGATGCTGGAAAGAGCTTTAGAGTTTGAGATTGAACACTATAGCGATTACGGCTCGGCAATGAAAAACTCGGTATTTGATCGTTTAATGGGTGGTCGTGGTACTGCGTGGGTACGGTATGAACCCCACTTTGTAGCTATGGAAGAAGATTTGCCTGAAGATGGTTACCAGGTTACAGAAGATATTGATGAGCCTGACGAAGAAGAAACACCAGAACAACAACTAGCAGAGCCAGACGAAACAGACGAAGAAATTGAGTATGAATGTGCGCCTTGTGATTATGTCCATTGGAAAGACTTTGGTCATACTGTAGCTAGGACATGGGAAGAAGTAACCGCTTGCTGGCGTAAAGTCTACATGAACCGTAACGCCTTGATTGAGCGTTTTGGTGAAGAATTAGGTAATAAAATCCCCTTAGATACTAAGCCAGAAGAAGGCAAGTCTTACTATAAAGCCAATACTGAAATGAATTTTCAGGCTTGTATTTATGAAATATGGGATAAAGAAACAGGAAAAGTCTTATGGATTTCTAAGTCAATGGGCAAAATCCTTGACGAAAGAGATGATCCGCTAGAGCTAGAGAACTTCTGGCCCTGTCCTAAACCTTTATATTCAACGATTACTACTGACAGCTTAGAGCCTATTCCTGACTACACAATGTATCAGGATCAAGCTAGAGAATTAGATACCTTAGCTGATCGTATTGATGGACTGATTAACGCCCTTAAAGTGCGTGGAGTCTACGATGCTTCTGCTAGTGAGTTAGCCCGTCTGTTCTCTGAAGGCGAAAACAACACTTTGATCCCAGTTAAGAATTGGGCTGCGTTTGCTGAAAAGCAAGGCATGAGAGGCGCTATTGATCTGGTAGACATTACCCCATTTGCTACTGCTTTAACCCTTGCATATCAAGCAATGGATCAGGTTAAGAACCAAATCTATGAAATCATGGGAATTGCTGATATTCAGCGTGGACAAACAAATCCTAATGAAACCCTTGGCGCACAGATTATTAAGTCTAACAACGCTGCTGGTCGTTTAAAGACTATGCAACACTCGGTAGTAGACTTTGCTACTGAACTTCTATGCCTTAAAGCCCAGATCATTTGCAATCACTTTACTGAAGATACGATTGTTAAGATTAGTGGTGCAATGCAGCTATCTGATGCGGATAAGCAGTATATCCCTCAAGCATTAGAGCTATTAAAGAACGAAGCTAGCAAGAACTTTAGGATTGAGGTCACTTCTGACTCAATGATCTTCCAAGATGAGCAGCAAGAAAAGCAGGATCGCATTGAATTCTTGTCGGCTGTATCCTCGTTTATTCAGACAGCTTTGCCAGTTGGTCAAAACGCCCCAGAACTTACACCTTTACTCATGGAAATGCTGAAGTTTGGCGTTACAGCGTTTAGGGCTGGTAAGCAAATGGAAGGTTTAATTGACGAAACTGCTGATAAGTTTAGAGAACAAGCTAAAGCAATGGAAGGCCAACCTAAACCTCCTAGCCCAGAGATGCAAAAAGCCCAGATGCAGATGCAAGGCGAGCAAGCTAAGATACAAGCCCAAAGCCAGATGAAAGCACAAGAAATGCAGATGTCATCACAGCTTGAAATGCAGAAATTACAGGCTCAAAATGAGCTTGAGAAGGCTAAACAAGAGTACCAAGCGCAAGAGAATCAGTTGAAGTTCCGCTTAGAAGCTGAAAGAAACGCCCAAG